GTGTTGGCCAATCTGACAATTACGTCAGGGCGCACAAATATCTATGAACAGGCTCAAGCCGGTTATTGCTCGGTCAATCTCATTATCTTCAATCAAGCTGCATTACCTTACGAAATCAACGACACCATCTCGATTGAAGTCCAAGACACTTCGGCCGTCTATGTACCAATCTTCGGCGGCTCCATTGTGGACATCTCTGTAAGCGTGTCTCAGGTCGGTTCAACGGCTTACACTCAAGAAGTCACCATCACGGCTCTGGGAGCCCTTGCAAGGCTCCAGAAGGCACTCACAGATGGCGTCTTATCTCATGACTTTGACGGCGACCAAATAGAAACAATCTTGCGCGAAGTTCTATTAGCTCAATGGCAACAGGTTCCAGCCGCGTTACAGTGGCAGACTTATGATCCGACGACGACATGGGCGAATGCCGGAAATAATGGCATCGGTGAGATTGACACTCCCGGCAATTATGAGCTTGCGCAACGCTCATCAGATCGCATCATTATTTACGACTTAGTTGCCGCGCTCGCCAATAGCGGTTTAGGTTATTTATACGAGGACGCGTCCGGCCTTATTTCCTATGCTGATTCGACACACCGGACAAATTACCTTGCAGCTAACGGATACACAGATCTCACTGCCAATCACGCACTAGGGCAAGGCATCACCATCAAAACAAGGGCAGGCGATGTCAGAAACGACATCACCATCAGCTACGGGCAAAACTCGACAAATCAAGTCAGCGACACAGATCCAGCATCGATTGCACTTTATGGCGATTTATCACAAATCTTTACAACAACGCTTCGACACCTAGACGATGCCGAAGATCAGGCCGCGTTCTATCTGGCACTGCGAGCCTATCCTCAGCCGATATTTGATTCCATCACTTACGCCTTGACCAATCCAGAGCTAGACAATGGCGATCGTAATGCTCTTATCAATATCTTTATGGGTCAGCCGATTGCACTCAATGACCTTCCACCAAATATGTCGTCCGGCACTTTCCAGGGCTTCGTCGAAGGCTGGACTTTCCGCGCTTCCTACAATCAACTCGACATCACTCTTCTCATGTCGCCACTGGCTTATTCACTGCAAGCCATGCGATGGAATGATGTGCCAATAAATGAGCGATGGAATACCGTGTCGCCGACTTTAGAGTGGCAATATGCCACAATAGTCTCATAACGAAAGGAAACACTTATGGCAAATCCAACTACGAATTATGGCTTTGTTCTCCCGACGGCCACTGATTTGGTTACGGATCTTCCGGCCGACTTTGACGTTGCGTTGCAAGGCGTTGATACACGATTAAAAGCTTTACAACCTGGCACAACACTTGGCGATCTTGCATATTCATCTGCAACGGCTAACACAAATACGCGTCTTGGCGTTGGTACTAATGGACAAGTCTTGACAGTTGCAAGTGGTGTTCCATCATGGGCTACGCCTACGGCTGGAATGACAAATCCAATGACGACAACAGGTGACACAATTTATTCGTCAAGTGGATCAACACCTGCACGATTAGGCATTGGAACAACTGGCCAAATACTTAAAGTGGTCGATGGTTTGCCAGCATGGGCGGCAGCACCAGCAGCTTCTCCTGTGATTCAAGTAAAAAATGCAACATATTCGACAACTACTACTGTTGGCTCTAATGGATCTTGGGTCGATACTGGGCTAACAATCAGCATCACGCCAACATTGAGTAGCAGCAAAGTTTTAGTGTTTGTGAGCATAAACGGCATTTACAAATCAGCAGCAAATGCGGATAATCGCCTTGGTTTGAGACTTCTTAAAAATAGCACCGCAATCCACAACATTGAAGGAACCGCAGGTAGATCAGGAGATGCTCGTACACTTGCAGTCGGCGGCGTTTCAGCAAACTATTTAGATTCGCCAGCAACAACTTCAGCAACAACATACAAAGTCCAAATGATTAACTGGAATGATAGTGAACAGGTGACAATAAATATGGTTTCGGATGCAACTGGTTCACCAACAAGACCGGCTTTAGAATCATGTAGCAGTATTACAGTCATGGAAATTGGAGTATAAAAATGGCCTTCTTTGGAGACGTTATTGCTTATTTAAGACCGACTGGTGGTTGGGTCGCCCGTGGTTCTAAATATGAAAATATTGAGTTCATGGGAGATGAACCGCCATTTAGCAAAGCTGATTACGAAGCAGCATTTGCAATAGTGGATCAAATTAAAACCGATAAAGCTGCGGCAGAAGAAGCCGCAAAGCAATCAGCGATGTCAAAACTCGCTGCACTTGGTTTAACTGCTGACGACTTAAAGGCACTTGGTTTGTAATGTATCCAGAAGGCACTGCTGCTCGGATTATTGAAGTCGCACTAGCTGAAGTCGGCACGATTGAAACTGGCGAGAATCTGACAAAGTACGGCAAGTTCACAAAGGCCGACGGATTGCCCTGGTGCGGTTCGTTCTGTAATTGGGTCTTTCACACTGCCGGCGTCAAGATTCCTTCAATGGTTTCGACGGCTGCCGGAGCACATAAGATGAAAGAGCTAGGGCGATGGATTGATGATAAGCCGCAGCTTGGAGATCTATGCTTTATGGACTTTCCACACGATGGCATCGACAGAATTAGTCACATCGGCATTGTGGTAAAGGTCGGCCAGACAAGCGTCTATTGCATCGAGGGCAATACTTCCGGCACTGGTGATCAACGCAACGGCGGAATGGTGATGATTAAACAACGCTATATCGGCAAGGAGATTGTTGGTTTCGCTCGCGCTCGCTTGACAACCTATGCAGGAGAATATCCAGTGGTTGAGCCAATCCAAAAGGCTAAGCCAAAGGAGAAGAAAAAATGAACGAATTAAAATCAGCAGGAGCATCTTGGTTGAGGGCTTCAATTTCGGCCGTTGCAGCTCTATATATGTCTGGCATTTCGGATCCAAAAGTCTTGGTCAATGCTTTTTTTGCTGGGCTATTAGCCCCGGCGGCCAAGTTTCTTAATCCAAAAGATGCAGCTTACGGACTCGGCAAGAAATAAGTGTGGCGGTGGATAGGGCTGGGCTTGTTATTGCTAGCCTTATCTTCCTGCAATTTAGGAGATTCGGTTAGATATGAGTGCCAAGTCTATGAAAACTGGGAGAAACCAGAATGTCAGAAGCCAGCGTGCATCGCTACTGGAACTTGCACTGAAGACATCATTGGATCATTCTATCCAGAAGCCGGCACGACGCCGTAATCCAGAAGACGTCCATGCGCAGCTTATCCTTATCATTGGATCAACACTTGCGGCAGTATTTCTCATAGTCACACTAGGTATCACTTACGCACTTATCTTTGTTACTCAGCCAATCGGTGGACAAGCACCTAACGACGCCGCGTTCATTGATCTACTCAAAACGCTTGCCATATTTTTAACTGGCTCACTTGGCGGCGTTCTAGCTGGTAATGGACTCAAAGCAAAACAAAAACAGAGCGAGGACACGCCGAAAAATACGCTTGATTCTTGACCATGTCGGCCATCGATGTCACTCTGTATCTGGGAGCATTCGACAAGGCTCCCACGGGAGCAAAAAATGACATCAGGTGAAATCGGTTTATTCTTGTTTATGTGTCTGGCCTGTATTCTTTGGGCGATTGTGAGCTACACAATGGGCTACAAAGAAGGCCACAAAGAGGGCTATCAACGCGGTCGAGCCGTAGGCCGTCACGCATCAGCTCAGGCGGTATCAAAATGAGCTTTTTAGAAAATTACGAAGATGTAGCTGCAAGAATCCAGCGATTCTGGGCTACCCACAAAGACGGCAAGATTCACACATCAATCATGGACATCAACCTGGAGAAGGGCTACGTCTTAGTCGAATGCCGTGTATATCGTCATTACGATGATCAGGAGCCAGCCGGTATCGATTACGCATTCGGCAACGTAAACACGTACAACGTCCAAATGAAGAAATGGTTTGTAGAAGATACAGTTACCAGCGCGATTGGCCGTTGCGTAGGTCTGGTACTTGGATCTGATAAGCGTCCAACAGTTCAAAATATGCAACAGGTTGAGCGAATCGATGCAAAGATTGTTCAAGATAGCGCAAAGGATTATGACTACTGGAACACAAAGCATGGAGACGTGCCATCGTTCAAGACACGTGAAGAGGCAGAAGAGGCTGGCATTCCGACGCTCGGAGTAGCTATTGACACCATCAAAGAAACACTAGGCGGCGTTCAAGTAGCTGCTGCTCCGATGTGCGCTCATGGTCACATGGTCTGGAAAGAAGGCACATCAGCCAAGACTGGCAAGGGCTGGGGCGGTTATATGTGCGTTGAAAGAGTCAAGGCAAAGCAGTGTCCACCAGCGTGGTACATGCTCGGCTCTGATGGACAATGGCGGCCACAGGTATGAGCCGCGTGACTGAGATGATTGATGTGGACACAATGATTGGTCGGACTCTTATCGATGGCAAGATAGTCGCAGAGTTTAAGTGTGAGCAGTGCGATCACTGCCAACGCATAGAGATTCTAGATCGTGCCGGTTATCAACGCGATGTCTCCGGTGAGCCCATTCTCTGGTTCTGTGGCCAATGCAGAAAATGACAGTAACGCCCGCCGATGAGTGGGCTATACATAAACGCGCTAGTGACGTCGTCTTTGCTCAAGAAGCAATCCTTGGCGTCATTCAGTATTACAACAAGCTTAACAATCATGAACGCGTAGTCGAATATGCCGAATCATTAGCTGCGGAGTTATGTGTGGCCAGATACTTCGGGCTTGACTACGACATCAATGACAACAAAGGCAAAAGCCGGTCAGACGTAGGCAAGGGCATTGAAGTCAAGTGGACGTCATATCAAGGCGGCAATCTCATTATCTCTCCTAATGATCGTGAGAGCGATGTGGCCGTGCTAGTGGTCGGTAAGTCGCCGGTCTATTACATCGTCGGCTGGCTACCAGTCTCATTTGCTAAACGCAAGCGGTTTAAGAATCCACGTCAAGATTCATGGTGGGTAGATCAAGGCAATCTGAACCCGATAGAGAATCTAGCAAGGAGCGAGTATGCCGCTATTGCGATTTGATTGCTCAATATGTAAGAAGCTCTACGGTGATGGGCGTAAAGAGCACCTAATCACAAAGGGAGCAGAATTGACGATGCACGAATGGTTCGCTCAATGCTCTGGTTGTGGGGCATTCTCAGTCAAGCTAGTCGATGATTCGTTGGTGAAAGACTTATGAGCATTGTCAGAATGAGCTATCAATGTCAATGTGGCGCAATCAT